GCCGACCCGCATCGAGTTCCCATCGCTCGGGATGCACCATCAGGAGGAAGGGGGGACGGCGAGCCACGCGCGAGACCGCGGCCCGCTCGCTCGCGTCGAAGTCCGGCGCCCATGCCTGGCTGCCGGACGTCACGGGTGCGAGTTCTGCGGGCATCGGGTCTCCCAGAGATTACGGCGCGTCGGTTCGCAGCGTCACGCCCGCGAGATCGATCAACTCCACGACGCCGGCGTAGATATGCGTGGCGTAACTCGTGGTGTCGGCCAGGGCCGAGCGCGAGCGCTCGAAGAGGATCTTCCCGCCGAGCACGACCTGATCGCTGGTCAGATCGACCGCGGAGGGCGAGGCCCAGCCGTAGACGATGGCACCCCGGCCGAACATGCCGCCGAATACGTCCGTCCCGTCGTTCAGGGTGTGGATCGTGGTGTAGACGTCCACGCCCGCGAACTGCCCCTGCCAGCCGATGCCCTTCATGGCGTCGATCATGACCTGGCTGCCGCCGTTCCACTGGATCGCGCCGCCGCTCGCGGTCGCCACGTCGCTCCGAATGTCCGCCCACTGCTGGGCGTGCAGGATCGAGAGCAGCGGGCCGCGGACCTTCGCGATCTCCAGGGCCGTGATGCAGTCCAAAAAGTTCTGGAACGAGGCATTGGCGCCGCTCGTGCCCTTCACCGTGGCGAAGTTGTCCATGAGCTGCGCCACGATGTAGAGCAGCGTGCTCGCCGCGCTCATCACCGCGTCGAGCGCGAACGCCTGGAGTCCCAGGGTGCCCGTGCCCTCGACAATACGAGCGAGGCTGGATGCCGTGTAGACCTTCCCGTACTTGCCGATGGTCAGGTTGACCGACGAATCGGTGAGCGCGGTGTTCGCGATGCTCGATCCCTCCGCGGTCGAGGCCAGGAGGTCGTAGCCCTGGAGGCCGACGCTCGATGCCTTGATGCTCGCGCTCCCCCGTCCTTCGAGCCCCGTCGCCTCGATCAGCGCGGGGTGATTCGGCAGAGCGCCGCGGTCGGCGAGGGCCATCTCCACGATGCCCGACAGGGCCTCGCTCGCGAGAATGTCACCCAGGCTGGTTGTGAGCAGTTCGTTTGCCATCGCGGGTCTCCCGTAGTTGTCTCAGGCAGGAGCCTCTACGGGGATAACGCGACCCGGCGCGATGAGGCAGAGACAGGCTAGGCGCGATTCTTTCCGCGTGTCAAGCCTTCCATGCGCCGTCGAGTCCAACAAGTTGCTTGAAGTCGTTCCAGTCGCCGGTCTTGCGCGCTTTCTCGCGCGCGGCGCGGAGCGCGATTTCATCGACCCGGCCTGCGGCGGGCGGGGGCGAAGCTGCGGGCGCGGCGGGCCTCGGTGCAGCCGCCGCCTGCGCTCCGGGTGCTGGCGTCGCCGCAGCCGGTGCCGCGGGTTGGCGCAGGTACGGCGCCAGCGCCCGGGGCACGCTCGCGCCCTCCGCGCGCAGTCCGGTCAGCCAATCCCCGAGGCTGGCTGGCCGCGAGTCCTGCGGCAGCCGGGCGTAGAGCGCCCGCGCCACGTCCTGTCCCTCGTCGTCGTCCACGCCCGCGCGATACAGCGCCGTGCGGTCAGCAAAGCCAGCGGTCGCCGTCGCGAGCTCCGCTCTCGCCGCGTCTCGTTCCCTGATCGCGGCATCCAACCCCGCCGCGCGCTCCCGCAAGGGGCCGATCTCTTCCTTCAGGGCGTTTTTCTCTGCCGTCACCGCAGCGAAGCGCTCGTAGGGCACCGGATCCCGCTGTTCGTCGCTCATGCCTGGGCTCCATTCTCGGGCGGCGCGGGTGCGGGCGACGCTTGCTCGGCATCCACCCGAGCCAGCGCGGCCCTGGCCTGCGCCTCGGTCTCGCCCGGATTCAAGCGCATCCGGGCCTCGACGCGGCCGATCAGCCGCTTGTCCAGCAGGGTTGTGACCTCGTTTACCGCCGCCTGCCGCTCGGCCGGCGACTGCGGCAGGCCCGAGTGAATCACGCTCCACTCACCAGCAGGCCGACCCATGAGCGCGGCGGTCAGGGTCAAGAGTCGTGCGTCACAGCGGGCGAACAGGGGCGCGTAGACCGCCTGCGCCTCGCGGATCGCGTCCCGGGCCACGGCCAGCGAGTAGCCCGAGCGCACATCGCTGGTCTGCCGGGTCACGTCCACGCGCAGTCCAGCGGCCTCGACCAGCCGCTCCTCGTACTGCCCGATGGCGCGCATCAGCGTGTCGGGCGCAATCGGCGGCCCCCATTGTCCGACCATCGGTTGCCCGCCGCCGTCCGCGACCGCGAGCAGGAGCACGGTCGCCGGATCGGTCACGATCTCGCGACGGGCGGCCTGTGCCCCATCCTGGGACTCAGCGCCCTGGCCCGCGAACTCCACGCCCGCCGCGTAGCGCTGTGACCACGCACAGTTGCGGAGCACATGGCCGAAGAAGGTCAGGAACACCCCGAGCCGGAGCGCGCCCTCGACAATCTCCGCGCCAGTGTACGGATCCCATAGGCGCGCCGTTTCCGCTGCGTGATAGAGCACGGCGGGCACTACCGGCCGTCCCTCCACCCGGTACGGATAGGCGTCGCCCTCGAACTGTCCGCCCAGCACGACCGCGCTCACGTCCCGTCCCTTGTCGTCGCGGGCTGTATACGTCGGAACCCGAGCATCCCAGGTCACACGCACCCAACCCACGCCGGGCTCCCAGCGCGTCTCGGTCAGGACCACGGGTTGCCCGGGCTCGCTCGGATCAGCGAGCGCTTCGAGCAGATCGGGAAACATCGGCGTATAGACCGGCCGGGCTCCGACGAGTTCGACCCGCACGGCCATTTCGCGCAAGGCCAGGGTGTCGCGCTGTACGCGCTGCATGAGCGACCAGAGGCCGCCTGCGGCTGCGGCGTCCGCCACGTCCTCGGAGCCCGGCGGCGCGATCACCACGGGGCGCTCCGCATACAGGCGCGACGTCTGCTCCCAGAGCGATAGGTACGGGTTCGCGCTCAGGTCGGGTTCGCCCCAGGCGTCGCGCCGCACGCTCCCGATCATGCGTTCGAGCATCCCATCCAGGTCGGGCCGATGGCAGGAGTAAAGCAGCCTGCGGCGCTTGCGCGTCGTCTCCCAACGCAGGATTTCTCCCGGGTCGGACGGCGAGGGCGGCAGCGACAAGGGCGGGCTCACTCCGCGCAGGCTATCACGCGATCCGCACGACTGTTGCGCCCTGTCCGCCACGCGGGAAAATAAACGGTTTGAGCGCGTATCTCAGCGCGTCGATCCGGTCCTTGGCCGGATGCTCGCGCCCGTAGTCCCAGGTTTCAAGCGCCTGCGCCAGCGTCTCGCACCGAGGATGCAGGAGCAGGTAGCCGTCTGCCAGGTGCTCGTACAGGTAGCGGCAGCCGGTGTCGAGCATCCCAGAACTCAGCCGGCCCTCCTTCGCATTTCGAATCCGCGGGACCAGCGCGTGCTGGCCTACGCCGAGTTCTCGGGCCAGCGCCCGCATGGTCTCAATGTTCGATTTCTCGACCCAGCGCGAGGCCACGGGGTTGTCGCCGTGGACGTGATCCAGGGCTCGCCACTCGACGCCCTGCCGTTCGAGCATCCGCACCAGCTCGGTCGCGAACTGCGGATTGCTCGCTACGCCGGGCATGACCACCGCATCCTGCACGATGATCGCCTCGCGCATCCGGCCCTTCGGGTCCCGCTGCTGCTGGACCTCGCACAGCACCGCCGTCTGGCCGTACTCGCGGGGCGCGGCTGCGTAGTCGATTCCCAGGCAGCGCCAGATCCGTCCCCGCGCCGGATCCAGTCGCGCTCCGGCCTGGACGTGCCGGGCGCGCTCGAAGTTGCGGAAGAACACGCCCTCGGGGCGCGTCTCCCACTCGCCGTCGAGGACCACGGGCGCGTAGCTCGCCGGGGTCGTCCTCCACTGTTCCGCGATCCAGTCCGCATCCATCAGCCGACCGTCAAGCAGACGCAGCGGCTCATCCGCGCCCACGGGCGTCAGGTTCTCCACCGTCAGGCGGGCGTGGATCTCGTGGATGTAACCCAGCCGCACCTGTTCTCGGATCCATGAACAGTCCCGATTCGCCGGCGTCAGGCTCATGCACAGGTCTCCGCCGGTGCGGAGCAGGCGGCGGTCCAGTTCGCGGTAGATATCCAGGTCGGTCGGCTCATCGACAAGGACGTAGTGGACCGTCGCGCCCTGGAGCGCCTCGGGCCCCTGGCGCGTCGTGCGGAATCGGACGATGGACCCGTTGCGGAACACAACGGCCGGATTGTCCTTGCCGTACCCGCCGCGCACGCCGAAGCGGCTCGATGCCCGCTCGTTGAGTAATCCGGGCGGACAGAGGTTGCGGAACTTTGTCATCACCGCGACGCTCTGCGCCCAACTCGTGCAGACCACCCACGCCTCAATCGGAGGAGGCCGCGTCGGGTAGTGCGGATGCGAGCCCGTCGCGCGCCACACGAGCTCAGCGAGCGCAGCCCAGGTCTTTCCCTGCTGGTTGCCCGCTCGCAACAGCTTGCGCGGCGCTCTCAGCCGGTGAATCGCGATCTGCGGCGGCGTCCACCGAATCCAACGCAGCGGATCGCGCTCGATCTGCGCGCTCAGTGCGCGCGCCGCCAGAGCTGCGCGCGCCAGCCGCGATTCAAGCGGACGCAGATCAGTGTGCCCCGATCCGTGCCAGGAGCTCGGTACGCGCCGCCTCCGGCAGCCCCCGCACCGCCTCGACCAGCATAGCCATCGCCGCCCCGGGATCCTGCGCGTCGCCCTCCGCGCGAGCCGAGCGCAGGGCCTCGACCTCCTCCGACAGCTCTCGGATCTGCCGCCATCCGGCCTGCGCCGCCGTCCACGAGTGGTCGCGCTCCGCGCGCCTGACCGTGCGCTCTACTGCCGCGATGAGATCCAGGCGCATCCGAATCGGATCCGCGGTCTGCGCGATCTCGACCGCGCTCGGAGGCTCGGTTCGTGTGCGTTTCCGGGCTGTATCGCGCTTGGAACTCATAGAAACCTCGATTCTTTTCGGCCTTCGAGCGCGAAAACGGACAGGCGCAACGC